AGGGCCGAACGGTCGAAGCGACGGACGTCGACCACATCACGCCACTGGCCAGCGGTGGCGACAACAGCGACACCAACCTGCAGGCGCTGTGCAAGGCGTGCCACTCGCGCAAGACCGCTCGATTCGACAGCGGATTCTCATAGGCGACCGGCCGGCCTAATAGACAACCCTAATAGGCCCGTCGCCAATAGCGGCCGTAGGATTAGAGACGGTCGCATTTTTCTGTGACTTTCTTCGTGCAGACCGCAGGTGGCCTGCGCAGAAACTCACGCGGGTTATGCGAAATTGCAGGGGAGGAGGGGTCCATGGGCCGCCGGGGGCCAGTCGGCAAGCTCAGGGTGATCGCCGGAACGGTGAAGCCGAAGGGGCCCGCTTTCGTGAGCGGGCGTCCGAACTGTCCGGCGTGGCTCTCGGTCGACGCGCAAGCGGAGTGGCATCGCGTGCTGCCGGAGATCGAGGCGGCGGGCATGCTGACAGTGGTCGATCAGGCGGCGCTTGCAGCGTACTGCCAAGCCTGGGCTGAACTGAAACTCACCACACAGATTGTCGACACCGAGGGCCGGACAATCCAAGAGCCGATCCAGAGCGCAAAGGGCGAAATCGTAGGCCACAAGCTTAAGGCCCATCCGGCGGTGAGGCTGCAGCGCGACGCCTTCGCCCGCGTGAAATCGTTCCTGCAGGAATTCGGATTCTCGCCGGCGTCCCGGGCCCGCGTCGGGGCATCCGGTGTGACGGGCGCAATCGCGACGCACAAAGCGAGCAACCGCCTCGAGGAAATCCGCAGCCGTGTCCAGAGCGCGCGACAACCGAAAGCGTCCTGACGCGGCCGTTGACGATGTCAGGAGCTATGCCGAGGACGTTGTCGCTGGGCGCGTTGTCACCGGGCGTCTCGTGCGTCTGGCGTGCGAGCGACACTTGCGGGACCTGGTCGATGGCCATGCCCGCAGCTTGACATTCGATGTCGAAGAAGCTTCGGCCAAAATCGACTTCTGGGAAATGTGCCCACACGACAAGGGCAAGTGGGCGCGGAACAAGCAGACGTTGAAGCTCGAGCCGTGGCAGCGATTCGTGATTGGATCCGTGTACGGGTGGAAGAAGTGGAACGGCTCGCGGCACGTGCGGCGGTTCCGCGTGGCGTGGGTCGAAATGGGCCGCAAGAACGGCAAGACGACGCTCGTGTACCCCGCAGCGATCGACGGGCTGATTCTCGACGACGAGCCGGGCGCGGAAGTGTACGCCATGGCCACGAAAAAGGATCAATCCAAGATCGTCGGCCGCATCGCGCGGCGAGCGGTCATAAAGACGCCGGAGTTTCTCCAGGAAATCGAGCCGTACCGCGATTCGCTTGTGGTGGAGGAATCGGGCGCGAAGTTCGAGGCGCTTGGCGCGGACGCGGACACCATGGACGGGCTGAATCCTTCGGTGGTGATCGCTGACGAGGTGCACAAGTGGCGCGGCCGGGAACTGTGGGACGTGATCGATACCGCCACGGGCGCACGCGAGCAGCCTATCATCTTCGCCATCACCACGGCCGGGCGCGAGAGCAGCGAGGATATTTACGGTCAGGAGCACGATTACACTGTGCAGGTGCTCGAAGGCGTCGTCGAGGACGACTCGCGCTTCGGATACATCGCGAAGATCGACCCCGAGGACGATTGGACGGACCCCAAGAACTTCATCAAGGCGAACCCCAATCTCGGTGTCAGCGTGCAGGCCGAGGACATCGCGGCGAAGGTGAAGAAGGCTAAGTCTTCGCCACCGGCGGCCGCGGCCATCAAGCGATTACACCTTGGAATTCGCGGCCAGGACGACGACGCATGGATCCCGCTGCCACTGTGGGACGCGGGCCGGCGAGTAATCGAATGGGATCGATTCAAGGGCGCGCCGTGCGGCGCGGGCCTCGATATCGCGTCTTCCAACGATTACGCCGCGTGGTCAGAGTGCTTTCCGATTGACGAGGACGTGAGGCCGGCGAAGGAATTCACGCGGCCATGGGGCTACCTCTACCGCTGGGAATTCTGGCTTCCCGAGGAGTGGCAGAGTGAGCGAGAGAAGAAGCTTCGCAACATGGCGATGCCGTGGGTCGATCAGGGATGGGTGCGGTTGACTTCCGGGGCGGCCATAGACCAAGACTCGATTGAGGCCTACATCCTCGAGCGGGCGAAGAACGTCGACATCGTGAAAATTCTCTTCGACCCGTGGAACGCGGCCATGCTGGCGACGCACCTTGCCAGCGCCGGCATTCTGCTTGAGAAGCACGGCCAGAATTTCACGACGTTCGCCCCCGGCGTGAAGACGTTCGGCGAGAACCTCACCGCGGGGCGCATGCTCCACGACGGCAACCCGTGCGCACGCTGGATGGCTGACAACGCGGTGCTCGTCACCAACGGCGCGGGGCAGTCGATGGTGCACCGCAAGAAGAGCAAGAACAAAGTGGACGGCATCGTGGCCGCCGTCATGGGCACCAACGCCGTCATCAGTAGCGACGGCCCCACGGTGAGCTATTACGACACGCACGGAGCCGAATTCGTATGACCTCGCCCTCGATTGTCTGCCCGCTCTACGCGCCGCTCGGCATGGCGGGGGCGATGCGCTCGGCGGAAAACCCCACCGTGCCGCTGTCGCAGGCGATATTCCACGATGACTTCATGGACGCGCTTGCCGGGCCGCGCACGGCGACGGGCATCCGCGTCGGCCGCAAGAAGGCGCTCGGTTACTCGGCGGTCTGGCGGGCTACGAACCTGATTTCGAAGAAGATTGCCGCACTGCCGACAAAGGTTTTCAAAACGGTGGGTCCGGGCAAAGAGGTTGATCGTCGCCACCCGGCGTATTGGTTGCTGCGTCGCAAGCCCAACGAATACATGACGCCCATCGTGTTCAAGACGACTCTGCAATCTCACGCGCTCCTGCGCGGCAACGGCTACGCTTACGTGTTTCGCGACGGCGACGCCAAGCCGATTGAACTGTTGGTTCTGAACCCGGAATCGACGTGGCCGGTTCGCGAGAACGGTCGGCTGCTTTACATCACGGAAATCAAGACGGATGACCGTGGCGGCTACGAACGCCGCAAGCTGCCGGCGGCCGATGTGATCCACATTCGCGGGCTCGGCTTCGACGGCCTCGCCGGGTACGATGTCATCACCATCCTGCGCGAGACACTCGCGAAGGCCATCGCCACGCGCGAGCACGGCGCGCGGTTCTTCGGCAACAACGCCAAGCCGAGCCTCGCACTTGAGTTCCCGGCCGGGATGAGAGACGACGCGATTCGTGCCGTTGTCAACAGTTGGGCGCAGATGAATCAGGGACTCGAGAACGCTCACAAAGTGGCCATCCTCCGCGAGAACGTCAACATCAAGACGTTCAGCAGCAACGCCCGCGACTCGCAGTTAACGGAGAACCTCGCCTTCGATGCCGTCGACATCGCGAACGTCTTCGGACTTCCGCCGCGCAAGCTCGGCATGGACCAGGGCGGCGGCTACAACTCGCTCTTCGAAGAGAATCAATCGGTCCACGACGACACGCTCGATCCGTGGATTGCCACCTGGGAAGAGGAGCTTGATGAGAAACTCCTCACCGAAAAGCAGAAGGAAATTGAAACTCATTGCTGCCTGTTCGTGCGCAACGCGGTCATGCGCAGCAACCCTGATCAGCGCGCCAGCTTCTATGAAAAGATGCTTCAAAACGGGCTGATGAGCCCGGACGAGGCCCGCGCGCTCGAGGACATGAATCCGATCCCCGACGGCAAAGGCGCGGCGTTCTACATCAAAGCCGGAATCAAGCCCGTTGGCCAGCAACCTGAGCCGGCATCGCTGCCCCCGCCGCCTGCGGATCGCGCCGGCGTGATGGTCGCCGCGCGCAAGATCGCTGCCACCACTGCGGCCCGCATGGCCCGAAGACTTCAGACCAACGCAACCCGTGGCCGCTCGCTGGATGGCGAAGACGCATCGATCATTGAAGCCCTGCAGCCGATTGTGGAGCTGACTTCCGCAATAGGCTTGAAGGGCGAACTGCACTTATCTGCAGCCAAAAGCATTTCGGATGAAATGCTGCGATATGCTTTGAAAAACGCGCCAAATGAAGCTAATTACGTTGAAAAACTCACAGAAATCGCCCTAAAAACGCTCTTTCCAGAGGCCTAAACATGCCGGAAAACCGTGAAATCGGCGAGGTTCGCCGCTCGAAAATTGCCCCAGTGATCCAGTCGCGCGAAGGCGGTGCCGAAGTAATCACCGGCTACGACGCGGTGTTTTACGACGCCTCCAACCCCGGCACCGAGTATTGGCTGTGGCCGGACATGGTGGAGCGCATCCGGCGCGGGGCGTTTGACCGCGCCGCCCGTGAAGACGACGTGCGCGGGCTGCTGAA